TACTATCTTGTTGTTGTGAAGAGTACACAAATAGGTACGGCAAAGTACATTATACAGAACGCAAAGGATTAATGGATACTTTAGGCGAAGTACCTAACAACATTACCTTGGGATCATTCACAAGACCGCCTCAATGTATGCCAGATGAATACAAAAATGAGGATACTATTAAAGCTTACGAAAATTATTATATAGGAGAAAAATCAAACTTCGCTAAGTGGAAATATTGTCTACCACCTTACTGGTGGACTCTCTCTCATACGTGAACAATTTTTTATATCTCTCTTATACGTGAATAATTTTATTAAGGAGTTTAAACAATGACCACTGCTCATAGACCTTACCACATCAGCCGACATCAACACATGCTATACCTAAATGTAGTAGAGGCATTCGATAAGGTATACGAGAGTATTGCAAAAGAAAATGATTTTGAACTTAACACAGAGATTCAGGACAAGATAGAGTCACTGGCTGTAATGATAACGATCCAAATACTAGAGAAAGATCAGAGAATAGAAAAGGATTTAAGACAATGACATTAAAATATTATAGTGCTGCACAAAAATTAATGGCTGATATTGCTATCGAAGAGAACGTAAAACTACGTAGTTTAAAACATCTGGGAATAACTAAGAAAGATATCAAGCGCTGGATTAAATACGAAATGGAGAAAAGGGAGTAACTTATGAGCCACATTGTTAACGATATCCTTCGAGAAAATCTTTTTGAAGAAGTTGTAAATGAACTTCTTGAAAAGCATCCGTATGCTCACCTCCCTTGGATTGAGGAGGTTGCGGAGAGAATTACACTTAAACGATTGGAGGAGATAGACTAATGTATAATAAATATATGACAATTCATTTAAGAGATGCAGCTAGTGATGAAGATCCTGATGAAGATGTACGAGCTAGAATTATCAAGCCAGTTTCAGTGATCGAAGTTGAACCATCAATGATTGGCTATTATCATGAGATAGCAGGAAATTGGGGGTTCATACACCTAGAAGGTGACGGATATCAGTGGAGATGTCAGGATGATAATCAAATCTTTGATTATGTTTTTATACGCCCTTTTGATGTCGGGTTTAAAAGTACAGTGCCACATACTGTGATTAACTGGAAGACTAAAGAACCATACACAACGTAGAGGATTAGTCATGATTAAGATACTGACATATCTATCCAATTTTAAAGATAAACTACTTGGCAATAGCATGAGAACACCAGAGCAAATATTTCTAGATGTTTTTACACCTGAACAATTAAATTATTTATCAAAAGAAATAAAAAGAAAAATAACTGTTTGACTATGAAGGATTTAAAATGTATAACATTATTATCAAAGCAGTTGTTTTAAGTGTGGTGCTTATATCGACTGTGTTCTATGTGGATGTACTGTTTAATGGTTACGATCAAGCGATGGATAACATTCACATTCTACCTAAAGAATATTAATCACTGTAGGTAGAGTATCTACGATACCTACAGAGATTAATATATATTAACCAACTGGAGAGTAAATATGATTCATATTATGGAACATGACGTAACTGCCATTAATACTAAAATTAGAAAGTTTAAGACTCATACTTCTGTCACCGTATTATTCGATCAAGAGAATGAAAGCGGTGGAGAGGTTACGTTTTTTCTAAAGAATGATATTGATATGTTTTCTATAAATTTAAATCCAACTATGGAGGAGTTCGACGAATGAACACACAAGTATATGATTTTTTATCTGCCCGTAAGGCAATGCTTGAAAGGCAGGGTCGATGGACTTTAGAAGATGATATCAAAGCAGACATGCTTGCCTGTGGATATAACCCCAGTAGTCGTAAAGATATTCAAGAGTACTGGCAAGAAATCTTTGGTGAAGAAACGGAGACAACATGAAAATTAAATCCATAATATTATTACTTACATTATTCTTAGGTGGTTGCTCTGCCATGCCTCTAGCTTTAACGGCTGCGGCAGGAACTAAGAATTTAGTAGATGATACTAAACAAGACTCTGCTATAGAAAAACTGACTGAAAGAACTAGGGTTCTTGAGGAGGCTCTAAAGTTTTATCTAACTAACATGGCAGTGCAATGTAACCAACGGAGCCGACAAGGTGTTTATATACCTTCTATTTTTCAAGAGTGCAAATAATCTAAACTAGGAGATTAAAATGTTTGATACTAATAGATTTGGACAACCCGCTTCTTTTCTTAGCTCAATAGCTCCACAAGGTAATGATATGTTAAATCACCTTACCACCACCGATGATCGTCCTATCTTTTTTAAAGTAAACGAGCAAGCAGTTGCTGGATATTCCACTGGCACCATAGCGGATAAGTACAAAATGCTTACCAGAGGTGATGGTATTGAAGGACCAGAGGAGTGCCTATCAGTAGTTAAAGAAAACTATCGAGTGGTAGAGAACGAAGAGATTATTATGCCTATGCAGGAACAAATGATTAATCACTTTGATCCCTCTGTTCTGGCTGATATCGAAATAAAAGATCACATTGCCAAGAATGGTGCGGTGTGTTTCTCAGAATATATTCTACCTAAAATAAAAAGAACAGTTGAGACTGCTACAGGACACAAGACAGAGATTGGCCTTCGATTTATTCTAAAGAATACTTTTGATGGATCATCCAGCGTTGTGTTCTACGGTGGTTTGATTGATTTCTTCTGCACCAATGGCATGATCAGTGGTGAGTATGATGTAACAAAGAAACGTCATACTAAAAACTTTAGTGTCGATGGATTTCTTAATGCCTTTGATGGTGCTGTTACTCGCCATGTTTGGATGTGTGAGAAGTATCAAGCTTGGGCTGACACAAAGCTGAAGAATAATACAAGAGTTGTACATCTGCTTCGCAAGCTTACAAGTGGCACTGATGAAGTTCCTAAGAAAAAGAATACTTTATCAGATAAATTGTTTGCTCAATATATAGATGAGACACATGACAGAGGCGCTAATGTTTTTGCATTAGTATCAGCTATGACTAACTATGCTAGCCATCCTAATGGTAGATTTGGGTTGCGTAAGAACTCCGACCATGATACACTATTCAAACGTCAGCAAACTGTAACCAAGTGGTTATCTTCTAATACTTTTGCTGACTTTCTTGAGGTAGCTGCATAAAGAAAGGATTGAACATATGAAAGAAGCTATACTAGTTTCTATTCTTGTGCTTCTACTGGCTGCTTCTTGTGGTAAAGAGGAGGGTGGAGTTATTCCCCCTCCTACACCACCAGATTTTTATGTGAAGCCAGAAGTTAAATTAAAGAAATGAAGAAAGTGACACCGACATATACTCTAGACTGGTATATAAAGTGGGCGGCAAGTATCATACTTATTCTTGGAATGATATTAAGCAGTCATAATATATTTCCAGCAAATATTATTGCTCAAAGTACAGGAGCTTTAGGCTGGTTAATAGTTGGTATTTTATGGAATGATAGAGCAATAATTATTATTAACTCTATAGCATTTATTATACTAGTAAATGGTGTTGTCAGATATTATATTTAACAGGAGTGATAAAATGTATGGACCTAAAGGTTGCAAAATGCATGTGCAATATTATAATAATATTGATAAGTATCAAGTGGTACAGCTTACCAACATGACCACTCACCTTATAGGTGATTTACTCAATCAAAAAGATATCGAGTGTGCTATAATGAAAGGATGCGAAGTAACTATTCTAGCTTCAAATGATAAGATCAATGATTGGATTTATCGTGAATATCTTGAACAAAGCAGAGGGATTTATAATGGATAAATATAATTACAAAACTCATGACGAGATACCCGGACACATACAGGTATATATTATGTCAATTGCAGATGTATCTGATGTTGCAGAGCTTGATTTAGATCATATAAATGATTTTATGAATTGCCTTGAAACTTGGGAGACTGAGCAGATCTTTAACGAGGGTTCCAAACATATTCATTAATGGATAGATATAATTATGCACACACACAAAGTTTATGATAAAGCTATAGATAAGAATCACTGTGATAATATAGTTAAATATTTAAAAGATTTAGACTTCCATAATTCTACAGTCGTAAGTGACGATGGAGATATTATAGATCAAGAGAAGCGCCAATCTCAGGTGGCTTTTTTAAACTCTAAAGAATTTATAGATATCTTTAGTTTGTATGCTGGCTTTGCTAAAGATGAATGCTCTTGGCATTATTCTTTAACTGGTTACGATACACCGCAAGTTAGTATATACTCTAAGAATGACAAGTATGGGTGGCATCATGACATGCTACCTGACAGTGACGGACTTGTTCGTAAGCTTAGTGTGTGCATAACTTTAAACGATAATTTTAAAGGCGGTGATTTTCAAATACAAAAGTTTGTATCTCCAGCAGAAAAAAGAAGATATGAAACCATAAAAGAGATGAGGAATGCTGGTAGCGTTGTGGTGTTCCCATCTTTTATGTGGCATCAGATTACTCCAGTAAAGTATGGTAGTAGATATTCTATTGTATGCTGGTACAAGGGACCACAATTTGTGTGAGGTAATATGCTTTATTCTTTTAAAAGAACTATAGATGACATAGAACGTAGTGAAAAACAATCTACAAATGGTAAGGGAAAGTTGTCTATAGAGTTACGAGTGATACACAATAATCTTTATGAAGATCTAGACTACTATGCTAAAAGTGTAATAGATATTGTGGATAGTTTAAATAAGATTGAATATAAAAACTTAAAACAAAAGATGTACCTAGATGAGGCGGCAGCTAAACTTCAAGTTTTATTTAAAGAGATAGAAAAAACTATGGAGGATTGATATGGATGACATCGACATACTTAAAAAAAATGTTTTTGATTTGAGTGAACAGGTAAATAAATCTAACATTAAAATCAAAGACTTAAAAGAAGAGAACGACTATTTAAAATTAAAATTAAAGATAACAGAAGATACTTTAGAGAAGTTATCTAAACAAGCACTCTGTACTTGTGACGATTAAGTTATCTAATAAATCTTGAGAGAATAAAATGACAAAAAATCTATGGGAGTTAGATTATAAAAATATTTTTAAGAAACTTACAAGAGAATATCAAAGAGAAGGATACTCTTTAAGAGAGGCTAGAAGTTTAGCTAGAAGAGAAGCTGAAGATTATATGGCCGATAAAAAATATTTTGTAAATAAATTATTAGATAATGAGGACGATTACTAATGAAGGCTGAACTTATATCTCACATGGGGAGTGATTTAACTGTTGTTAATGCAGCCAGAGTATCTTTTGATAAAGAAAGTCAGTGGGAATGTATATTACCCGCTGGACCTATTGAAGGTATGCTTACCAATAAAGATAGTAAACTAATTCATTACCTTGCAAAGCATAATCACTTTACTCCCTTCACACATTGTATGATAACTCTACGAGAAACTATTCCTATTTTTGTAGCCCGACAAAGATTTAAACATACAATAGGGTTTACTTACAACGAGGTTAGCCGCAGGTATGTTGACGACGATCCATCATTCTTTACGCCTGAAGAATGGAGGGGTAAAGCAGATAATGTTAAACAAGGAAGCGGTGAAAATATTATAGATATAAATCCAGAGACTGGATCAGGAAAAGCAATGGTAGATAATTACCAAAGGTCATTAGATTTATGTAAGTGGACATATAATTATCTATTAAAAATAGGTGTGTGTCCTGAACAAGCTCGAATGGTTCTACCTCAATCTATGTATACAAGTTATTATGTTACAGGCTCTCTGTCAGCATTCGCTAGGGCGTACAAATTAAGGACTGACAGTCATGCACAAAAAGAAATACAGGAGTTGGCAGATCAGTGGGGTTCAGTTATATCTGAACTATATCCTATATCTTGGAGGGCATTAACAAAATGAGTAGACGATTGTATTTTATATTCTATGAGGGAAACAATACGAACATAGCTTTTACAGTTAAAAGAGACGCAGAAAATTTTATTAAACATAGAGAGGGGTTGTTGAGTGCATTAAAAGCAAAGCCTAATAGCTATACAATAGTAAGTTCTAGTTGACAATCGCCAGACATTCTGGCAAACTAATTAAAGTAACCTACAGTAAGTTCTACGAACTGTAGGTTATTTTAATTATAGGAGAATCACATGAAGAAAGATGCTAAGTTTGTGAAGCATGTGAATTGTGAAGAGTGCGGATCGTCAGACGGTAATGCTCTGTATGATGATGGTAGTGCTTTTTGTTTTGTTTGTAAAACTTATACAAAGGATACCGATATGCAACAACAGGTTCAAACATCTAACTCTAATTTAAAAGTTTATTCTACGAACATGACTGAAGACAAAAACTATCAAGATATTCCAGATCGTAAACTTACTGCTGCTACATGCAAGGCTTACGGTATATCTGTTATTCAAGATCAAAGGGGAAACATTATTAAACATGTTTATCCTTACTATAATTTAGAAGGCACTCATGTCGCCAATAAATACAGAGTTGTAGCAAACAAAACCTTTCCAACAGAAGGCAACATAAGTGACGCAGGTTTGTTTGGTCAAAAGAACTTTCCAGCTAAAGGTAAATACATTACTATTACAGAGGGAGAGTTAGACGCTGCTGCCACCTATCAAATGTTTGGTAGTCAGTGGCCTTCTGTATCTGTGAGATCCGCTACTACTGCAGTATCAGACTGTCAGAAGAATCTAGATTATCTTAATTCATTTGATAATATTATTCTTTGTTTTGACAATGACAAGGCGGGAAGAGAAGCTGCTAATAAAGTTGCTGCCCTCTTTGAACCAAACACATGCAGCATAGTTAAACTGTCCAAGTTTAAAGATGCATCTGATTATCTTAAAGCTGGCTGTAGAGAAGACTTTACTAAAGCTTGGTGGGCGGCAGAGCCGTACACACCTGCAGGAATTATTAATCTTGGCGATCTAGGTGATACTCTTTATGAAGAAGATTTTTGTGAGAGCGTAGCCTATCCTTGGCCCTCGTTTAATGAAAAGACTTTTGGTTGCAGAACAGGAGAGCTTGTCACTTGGACATCTGGTTCTGGTATGGGTAAGAGTTCAGTTCTAAGAGAACTTATACACCACTTTCTATACAATACAAAAGATAACATTGGTATTCTTGCGCTTGAAGAGAACACCAAGAAGACTGCATTTAATATCATGTCAGTTGAAGCTAATCAAAGATTATATATTAAAGAAGTTAGAGATCAATTTACTAGAGAGCAACTCAATCGTTGGGAGGAGAAGACAATTGGAACGGGAAGACTATTTGCTTTTGACCATTTTGGTTCTATATCTAACGACGAAATACTATCTCGCATAAGGTATATGGCTAAAGCTTTGAATTGTAAATGGATTTTTCTAGATCACCTATCCATACTTGTGTCTGGTCAAGAGGAGGGAGATGAGCGTAGAGGCATAGATGTTCTTATGACTAAGCTAAGAAGTTTGGTTGAAGAGACAGGTATATCTTTAAGTCTTGTATCGCATCTACGTAGAGCAAACTCTACAAAGTCTCATGAAGAAGGTGGAGAAGTTAGCCTCGCCCATCTGAGAGGTAGCCATAGTATAGCTCAACTATCCGACATGGTGTTTGCTTTAGAAAGAAATCAACAAGAGACAGATGAGACATTAGCAAATACAACTCTTGTCAGAATATTAAAGAACAGATATAGTGGTGAGGTCGGCCCAACCACATATCTTTTTTACGATAAAGATTCAGGCCGCATGTCCGAGATATCTAATCCTTTTGAAGTAAGGGATGAGGAAGAAGGAGAAGCATTTTGACCTATGCAATAACTAGAGTGAGTCCCATGAACGCAGTTAGAAAAAGATTTAGTAGAGATTTATATAATAAAACTAATGATAAAGCTATCCGAACAGGTGTGACTTATCTAAAATCTCAAGGACATACTATATTAGATAAGACAGAAACCTATGGACCCGATATTGTCAGTGAGTATATGGGTAAGCTTCATTACACTGAGGTTGAAACAAAACTAGTTTGGTCAGGTGATTGGCCTGAATCTTGGAAGGATGTAAGACTTCCCGAAAGAAAAAAGAGACTTATTATTTTAGCAGAAAGTAATGATGCTTTTCTAAATTTTATTATCTTCAATAAGGAATATGATAAGGCTTGGAAAATTAGAGGAGATGTGGTAAAGTCTTGTCCACTTCAAGAGATATCAAATAAGTATGTAAGTAAGGGCGAACTTTTTTTTGTAATACCTTTGATTAGAGCATCACTTATTAAAATAAAGTGAGGAGTTATGAGCGTAGTTCTTGACATAGAAACAGATGATATTGATGCCACTAAAGTACATTGCATAGTTGCATATGACATGGACAATCATAAACCTTATACGTTTATTCAAGAAGAGTGCTACGTTAAATTTCCCAACTTTGCTCGTAGTGTGTCTAAGTTTGTAATGCATAATGGTATATCTTTTGATGCGCCAGTGTTAAATAAACTTACGGGAACCAACATTCAGTCGGACAAGATTATAGACACCATGATCCTGTCTCAACTTTACAATCCTATAATTGAAAAGGGGCATGGCCTAAAGTCTTGGGGTGAGCGGTTGGGTCTTCCTAAAGGTGATGTAGATAATTTTAAGTATTACTCTAAGGAGATGTTGGAGTACTGTAAACAAGATGTAAATATTACCTACTCTTTATATAAATTTTTTAAGAAGCAGCAAGGTATATTTTCTTCTAAGTCTATTGCTTTGGAACATAAAATTAAAAGTATTATTCAACAACAAGAATATAATGGATTCTACTTAGACTTACCTAAAGCAACTACATTTATATCCTGTGTTCAGGATAAGATGGATAACATAGAGGGAGAACTACAACAAATATTTCCTCCTCATGTTGTCTCTGGTAGAACACATAAGAGATCAGGAAAACCACTGGCTGACATTGTTACTCCATTTAACCCTGCATCTAGAAAACAAATAGCAGAAAGATTAATAAGTTTAGGGTGGAAGCCAGAGAGAAGAACTGATAAAGGAAATGTTATTGTTGATGAGTCGGTCCTTGAGACAATAGATTTA